CAACTACTCCTTTTGAAATACCACCCGCTTGCCCAATTGCCTTTACATCACCTCTTAATTTATCTGCAAAGGTATCTTGCTGAGTACCCTCCATGCCAATAAGTGAGCCTTCTTGACTTTCTAATGCATAACTTTGTGCTTCTAGGTCTTTGTACTCTTGTTGTAAGTTTTCTAACATATGACGCATATGTTCTCTTTTTTGAGGGCTTTGTTCTTCTTGCATCTGTGTTTGTAAATGCATAACTTCATCGAATAAATCAGAAAGGTGCATTTCATCTACACCTTCGTAAGGTGTGGCATCTCTAGCAAGAGAGTTTACTACATCTACAGAATGGGCTGTAGGAATAGTTTCAGGTCGAGGTGAAGTCAGATTATGAACTCCTCTACCCGGACTAAGTGGCGGAGCACCCATATGTAACATGGTACCGACTGTATGGAACTTAGACGCTCTTTTTCTCCTTTGTCGCTCAAAAGCCAGCGCTCCTCCTTTACTAGCAAATGCATGAGACCAAGGTAAAGTTCCACTCCTATTACCTGCTATTCTTAGTTTCATCTCGTTCATAGTTTCATTATCGTCATTCATAAACGCATCATAATGACCTCTTGCTGCTTCATTATGAAACGGACCATTAGCAGAAGCAGCGTGCCTTTCATAACTAGCACGATTTCCTTGCCCTGTCATAAACACATTATGGGGATGCAAGTTAGATTCCGCATCTCTAATATCGCCTCTTTCCCTGCGCTTTACATCTCTATAAATAGGATTACCGCTTTCATCTTTTTTTCCAGTCTTCACCCTAGTGTCTGTTAACTCAGGCTCGGCTTGCCCAAATGGTCCTAATAGATTTAGTACACCGTGGTTATAGATTTCTCCTTTTCTATTACTGCCATGCCTTATTCCTATATTTTGTGAAACTCGCAAAGGAGTCTTTGCAGTAAATTGCTCTCCACCTATAGAAACAGGTTGGTTTTCTAACTCAGTACCTGTGTTTTTTTGAAAGAATAAACTTAGTTCATTAGCCCTGTCATCTA